AAATCTAGTACACCTGTAATACCCGCGCCTGTAGATTTAGTTTCAAACTTCTTAGCATTATCATGATACAAATCGACAGAACCACCAGCATTAAACACTGCCATGTTTTCATCGGGGTCTGCGTCTCTATTTTGTATGTTTACATTTGTTGCACGAACAAATAAATTACCTGTTCCAGTTTCATCTATAATACTATTATTACCGTCGTGATAGATTTGTAAATCTGCGCCTGTACCTAGTTTGATTTTTTCTCCGTCAACAAGAGTTAGGTCTCCTGTCAAAGCAACCACTGGTGCAGCAAGAGATATACCACTCGCGTTAGTAGTTGTTATATCGAATGCGGTTGAACCCGCACTAATTCCAAATGCGGAGGCATCAAAGACACCTTCTATTTCATTGATTGCTCCAACCAAATCGTTTGCAGATGTAGTTAAGTCTGATGCAGATGAACCACCACCAGAACCATGAATATCCACATCTAGTTCTATTAGTGCAGACACCACATTATTTGCAGTGAACATTGATAAATCAGTTGCGACCAAGTTATTGGATGTACCACGAAGACCTAATTCGAGTTCGTTTATCCCTCCAAGAAAGTCAGTAGCATTAGTTGTTAAAGTATAGTTTGCAGTACTACCTCGCAACGCAGTTTCTATTTCTGCAATCGCACCTGTTATTGTGGATGCATCTGTTCCCAGTGTTATATTACCCTGTAACGTATCAAGTTCGTTTATAGCATCTACAATACAAGTTTTGTCGGTAGTTGTAAGCGAAGAAAGAGTTCTTTTAGTACCACCTTCTGCATTAAACAAGTCTGATTCAAGTTCATTTATTGCTCCAACCAAATCGTTTGCAGATGTAGTTAAGTCTGTTGCAACTAAGTTATTTGAGGTTCCTCTTATTCCAACTTCTAATTCATTAATTGCTCCTACTACGTCTGAGTCTTGTGATGTATTAAGTTCTCCTGTCGCTCCTAAGTCAATAGAGACAGTATTAAATTTAGTCACCAAATCCGAGAAGGTATTGGTAATAACAAGTTTCGGTTTATTTGCTGCTGTGGTCATTATAGTTTCTCTATTATAGTGTTTAAGAGTTGTTTCATCTCAGAGACATCTGTCTTGAGTTGTTCGAACTCGTTTTCCTTTTGTTTTCTTAGTTTTTTTCTTTCGCGTGCTTGTCTTATTTCTTCTTTATTTATATTAATAACGCTACCTGTTTGTTTATCTCTTGCAAGACCAACACCATTTTCTACCATTATTAAACGTGAACTCATTAAACTGCCAATGCTATAGACCTAAAGTCTTTTATTATTGGTACAGAAGAAGAGTTTGTACCCAAGAAAACAATCTTATATTGATATGAAGTAAAGTCATCAAGTGTACCACCAACTCCTCCTATGAGATAACGATACTCCCTAAAGTTTGAAGTATCCGGAGCAACATCTATTTCTTTTGTTGCAAGAGTCCAGTCTTTATCTAATATATCATCTCCGTCATTTGAAGTTCTGAAGTATAACTCGAAATCTGATTCACTAGGTCTAAGAGCAGCAAGAATAACCTTTAATCCAACTGCTGGTTCTTCAAGAGAAGATACTGCAGTGTGATGCTTAGCAAGAGCAGAACCACCAAATCCATTTGTTTCTGCAACATAATTTATTGGAACATTAAATCCAGTAGTTGTAGTTGATGCTTGCTTATCAATAAGATTAGATATAGTTGTTATAGATGTTCTTTGTGTATCTAATATAGGGGATACGTCCGCAGAAGATGTAGATAAACTCATATTGAAAGTTGTAGAGCGAACTAGACTTCCCGCAGCACCGATTGAAGCAAGTTCATTTACTCTGTTCGCAATTATTTTAGGAACAGTAAAGAAGTTTTCTTCACCGATACTGATTCCTGTAACTTGTGCTTTACCATATGGAGTTTCTGAACCTGCTAGTGATTTTCCGTTAGTAAACTGAGAAGTAAAAGAAATAGTAGTACTATCTGGAATAAGAGAACTAAAGTTTGGAACTACACCATCAACTTGTGTTTGTTTAGGGAACTTAACTGATGCTCCACCAAATCTACCTGTTGTATCAGCATTACTTCCTGCCTCAAACTGGAATCCAAATCCATCTGCTGCTGTTATGGTTCTATCACCATTAATATTTGCAGCAGTTATACCATTATTGTCACTTCCTGTTAATCCTGCAATCGTAACAACATCACCTAATCTATATCCATGTTTAGGTGCAAGTACACTTATTGTAGCATCACCACTTACAGAGTAAAGGGGATTACTACTAAGTAACATATTCGGTGTATCTGTATTTTCAAATACCGCAGTACCACCTGCCGTATCAAAAACAGCATTATGCATTTTAAACATTAAGTCTTTAGTTTGGTCAGGAGACCAAGTTGAACCATTTTGTGATTTAAACAATGAACCCATAGAAGGTTGACTACTAATTTTTGCTTCAGTAGAACCAAGTTCAAAAGCATAAGTTTCTGCAACATATGCTTCATAGTTTGTTGAATCAGCAAGAAGAACAATCGCATATTCAGTATTGGGGTTCAAGAAGATTGGTTCATCAAACTCAAAGGTTGTCGGTGCAGCAAGTACTGCTGTTGCAGTTTGTTCTGATGGTAACACAACACTTCCAGCATTTACAAACTTAATTGCGTTTCCAAGAATTTCTGATGATGACGGAACACCGTTTACCATAGGTCTTATTTGTAATTGAATAGGAACAGAAGCATCTTTCGTTTTAAAGTAACAATCTACTTTAGTTACGAACATACCATTTTCTTTTGTTACACGGAATGATTGTGCAAGAGGGTCTATCTGAGTTCTTATAGGTCTTGGTGGTCGAGTCGCAACCATAGTTTGTACACGAGTAGAAAGTGTTCCGGAAGCAACATAAATAAATGACGCGGTGCTTGTAGCAACATCATTATCGTTCGAAGATATATCAAGGAGTTTAAACTCACGTTCCCCTGTTCTAAACCTTACACCTGTATCTGTCGCATCTTCGTCTTCGGGAATAGCATTACAAGGAATAAAGAAAGAACCTTGAACTGTTCCGTTTGCATCTGATTCTAAAGTTGATTTAGTTTGCGGATGCTCTGTTGAGTTTCTAAATTCATCTCCATACTCAACTCCACCTGCAGTTGAATCAGAGAAGTTTTGGAAAGTTTCTGACTTTACGAAGTTATCTACAGCAACTCCATCAAAGAATGGATAGAACCTTGTATTTGGTCTCAGTCCTTCTGCTTTGAAGAATACTTTACGAGGTCTTATGAAAGGTAAGAATGTTAATGACACTTCTCTTTCGTCTACAACCTCACGTATAGTTCTATTACCTACAACAATTCTTCCTGTGAATTCATCTACGCCTCTTCTCACTTGATTAGAAGCAGGAGTTCCTGTTGGTATTTGTTGCGGAGGTCTTGACGTAACGCCATTCCAGTTCCACATTTGGTCACCATTCCAACCATTAAAGAAGTTTTGTGTTATCTCACCCCAACCTGCCATTGGAACGAAGTTATTAGTAGACCAATCAAAAGATGCGCCAGCAAACCCAACCGCGTCAGTTTGTTCTATAATATTAGCAGGATTAAATGTTATGTCTTGCCATTCATCTGAGGCAGGAGACATTGTTATACTACCTGTTCCTGTTATTACTGCGAACGGATTTACATTTTCTGTACCTGTAACTTTCGTTTGTTTTATGGCAGAGTCATGACTGTAGTTGATATATACAATATCACCTTTCAGTACAGTATTAGTTGACTTGTCGGAATCATATCTTAATGTATAGTTATCTGTTACTTGTTGTGGTTGTAATGTTCCAAGTGATGGGTCAATCGCCGCACGATTTTCTATATTTTGTGTATCTGTAAAGGCACGATTTCTAAAGTTATCTACAAAGAAACCTGACTTAGTACGAACTGCTCCAGAACCATCTAGTACAAGTAACGAACTAGTATCAACCTCTAGTAGTGATAATGAAGTAACCTCTTCAAGTTTGTCGATACGTTTCTCTAACTTAGAGATATCCTTCATAGTAAATCTTTTTGCTTCCACGGGTCTTATAACTAAATCTTTTTCATTTAAACCATAAGCATTATGTTCTATCTCAAACAAAGGAAGAGTATTTTCTGGTGTTGGAGGAACTGATGGTGAAAGAGCAGGAGTACCTGTGATATTCTTAATAATACCATCTTCGGTTACAACTATTTTATCTGAACGTTTTAGATAGTTTGTTACATCTCCACTAAAGAAATTACCACTTTTTGGAAGTTCGTTAATAACAGCATCTCTACCGCCATTACTAAATGCTCCTGCAGAGTCTACTGAAGAACGGAAGTCAATAACGTCTCTTAAGTTTATAGTACTTCTTGAGTTTTCTTTAAGGTTCGGTATTTTCTCATAAGTAATTTCGCCAGTATAAGAATCAGGGGAGAAGAAGTCTCCTGCCTGATGTTCAAAGTGTTTATATTTTACGTGAAGAGTTCCTGTTGGGTCAGAAGCACCTGCATCTAATACGAGTCTTCCGTTTGCGTAATGACTTGCTCTTTGACCATTATCAACAGTAAACAAATATGATAAGTCTACTCCATTAGTGTTAGTTTGTTTTATTTCTGATACTGATACAATATCTACGTTATGTAAGTCAACATATTTTACTCCAGTTCTACTATCTGTTAATAGACCTTGTGCTAAATCTACTAATAAAGTTTTCTCATTTAGTTGCTTAGGACGTACTATTGGAGTTGCTTTATTAACCTTTGCTAATACTGTTACTGCTCTACCACTAGCAAGAGAAGTATTGATTGTAGCAGAAGTAAAAGGAGAAGTTATTGTAAACGTTGATGACGCAACATCTCCTGTTAAATCATCTGTTACTATCCATTGGTCTGAGTTTACGAAAGTTTCACCTTTATCCGAATTTAATCCAGATATTGTAAAGTCGCCATTAGTGCCTGTTGTAGCAGCAATTAACCTTTGTACTTCGAATGAAGGACTCGCTATACTTTTAATACGAGGATATGAAGTAGAGTAAACGAGTGTTTGATTAGCAGGTTCTTTTAAAACTGCTTTAGAATTTTCTAATACGACGTTAGCAAATCTTTCAGTGTTTATACCAATACTTTTTACGTCACCAATGCTTTTACCTGATGTCATTTTAATATCAAATAGATAAACGTTAAAATTACTTCCGTCTTTCTCTACATACCTAACTCTTGCAGTACCTAATGTTAAAGTTGTACTATCTGTATATCCTGTTTTGTCTCTTAGGTTGATCACCTCAAATGAATCTATACCAAACTTACCTTCAAAGGTATCACATACAAAGAATGAACCATATGAAACTGGAGCAATATCATTATCTTTTACGATAGTTGTTTGTGATTTTGCTATAGTGAGGTCAGTTGGTTTTTCTGTTGATGCTCTGTATCCATTTACATAAGCAATTCCTGGAGAAACATTAACATTAACATTAACCCCAGCATCAGATACAGTTGACTTAAATCTTTTTGCTATATAGTTACCTGACTCTTCTTTCGTTCTTTCTGCAAGAAGGTCATTTATTTTATTATAATCATCTTTACCATCTACTTGATCAACAATTTTACCTTCAAATACATCACAATAATAAACGAAGTTTTCGGACGAAGCAACTAAATCTTCTGTTGTTAAAACAAGTTGTATACGATACCTATCTGCTCCGGGCGATGTGGTGTTTGGTGTTGCCCCTTGATTATCGAATAACGCATTATTATCTGTTGAAGTAACAATATCTTCTGTTACTTTAAAACCAATAACTTTACTTGGATTGTTTGAATATTTGGAAAGTATAAGTCCTTGTGGTTTTACGAATACGAAATGACCTCTTACAAAGAAATCTCCTGCTGCATTATTTATTTTACAACCACGACCTGTAACAGGTTGTTGTGCTATATTAGCAGTTGTTAAAGTTATGTCTCCGCTAGTGATGCTTACATTCTCACCGAAACGAACTGGAGTTGTTCCTACCGCACCATCTTTTGTATATGTGTATTGAATATAAAGAGTGTCTGGGTCTGAACCTGTTGCTTCAACAACCTCAAGAACACGTGCCTTTGCACCATTTGCCTGAGTAAACTCTAATCCTACAAGACTTGAACTTGTTATTCCACTAAGAGCATTGGCAGCAAGTTTAACAAACTCATAGTCATTATTAATACTTGGTCCGCCAGGATTTACGGCAGAACCTTCTTTGAATATATTACGACCAAATCTTGCAATCTCCTCTTGGATGATTGTTTGCATCTGGGTAAGTTCGCGTGCCTGTAATGCACGTCCACTATTAAATAGTATACGATGATAGTTGTCACTATCAAGGAAATCGTCTTTATATGTTGACGAAAAGACATTTGAGGTAAATGTATTTGGCATTATTCTATTATCCTAAAGTTGTATTACTATTTTAATATCTTCTGTTTGGTCTGCTGAACGAGTTACTGCCGCTCTATTATCTATATATAGTACGTCCCCAGTTGAGGTATCTACCTCTGCTGCAGTTATATGAGAACTACTAGCAATTACTCCTGAACCACCTTCACTCCCTAGGAGTGTATTTCCTGCACCAAAAGTTCCATATCCTGTAGTGTCATTTTGATGGAATGTTAGTGTATTTCCATCTGTAGATACAGCATCTACAACTGCCTTTGCGCCTGAAGTTTGGTCTGTTATAGTTGAATCAACAGAAAATGATGCAGTCTTAGATACTAATACTAATTTTCTTAAAGCAAGACCTGTTGAAGCAGTAAAGAGTGTACTACCATTTGTTGTTATGTTTTTAATTAACCCTACTTGACGGAAGTCGTTTCCTATAATAAAGTCTCCACTACCATCTGCTCCATCTGGTTTTACTACAAACATAATAGAACTTGAACGTAAATCAACCCTTGGGTCTTTTCCGAAACCACCCTTCGATGCAAATACAGGTCTAATGACCGCAGCAGTCGTTGGCGAACCTCCACTTAAACTTACAGTAGCATTAGTATATCCTGTACCTAAGTTTGAAGCAGTTCCTATACTTGTAACTTCTACTTTAGAAACTTGACCGCCACTTATAAATGCTGTTGCTGCAGCACCTGAACCATCGCCTGATATAGTAACTGTAGGTATACTTGAGTATCCTGAACCTTTTTGTAGGTTTCCATTCGCGTCTGGAACGAACTCATATCCGACTATTTGACCATCTATCGCAGCATCTTGTACTGCCTTTTGTTCTATTTCTGTAGCACCTGTACCTGAACCAGTAATTACTTTTACAGGAAGGAAGTTCGCGGAAGTAAATTTAGTTGCTACTGCTGCAGATATAGTATATAAAAACTTCCAAGCATAGTCATCTCCTGTTACAAAAGTTGCGGCAGGAGAAGCAGTATTCCCAGTAGGTTGAGATGTTGAAGGTAGAATATCACCATCATTATTTTTAGCACTTCTGACGCAAAGATATACTCCGTTTTGATCATTCATAACATAATAAGGTTGTGAGGGATATCCTACTTGGGCATCATTATATGAAGAATATTTTGTGCCTGAACTCCAGTTATTTCTAGGAATAACGAACGATGCGTCTGCATCTGCTACCTTTTTAATAGACTGAAGCGCATTTCTAAATAACCTTTCTTCATAATCTGAGTTTTGAGCAGCAACAAATGTGTCTGTTGAGTTCCATTCTTCTGACCTACCTATACCAATATAGTAATGATTTGATGCGCCATCAAAATCAGTTTTGATATTCCCTATAACATCTCTTTTAAATTTATTTGTTACTATTGCCATTTTTATTCTTTCTATTCTTTATGCGAGTGTCGCACCTTGATTTGAAGTGACGACCCAACCGAGTGTTGTAGTGTAAAGTAATATAACACTATCACCTACATCACTAAAAGCAATTGTAAGACCACCTGCTAATGTACTTGGTGTTAGTGTTGCAGTACCGCCATCTACAACCATTGTAATAATTTTAATTTGACCTGAAGTTCCGTTTGCTAGAGTTAATGCGTTCGTTCCTGTTGACGATACTTCAGTAACTGTATGTGTAAGGTTTACTGCTCCTGCACCCACAAGGGATTGAACTGAAACTTTTAAACCCCCAGCGATTGTTTTATTAGAAATCGTTTCAGAACCAGCAAGTGTTGCGAAAGAACCATCAGATAATGCAGTATTAAATTCAGCAGTTGTTCCTGATAATGTATTATCTGTTAAATCAATAGTTTTGTTTGTTAATGTTTGAGGATGAGCATTAAATGTAAACTCATCGTTACCTGTAAGTAAAGGTAATGTGATATTCCTATCTGCTACAAGTTCTGATGCTACAAAAACGTATTTATGATTTGAACTTGTATCGTTTATTTTTGGTGTTGTCAATATTGGACTTGTAAGTGTTTTATTAGTAAGTGTTTGAGTTGTACTATCAAGAATAACTGTACCTGTAGCATTAGGGAGAGTAATCGTTCTATCTGCAGTTGGATTCACTACAGTAAGTATTGTCTCATGAGCATCTGAATCACCCTCAAACTCTAAACCATCTGAAGTAAACGCGACCTTAGTTTGTAAAGTATCTCCACCTAATATAGCATAGAGTTCGGTAAAGTTATCATTAATCTTAGTTGCACCCTGACGAAGTGTATCACCTGTACCGTCGTTCGCAGAACTTCCCTTATTTAATGTTTGTTTTGTCATTTAAAATATTCCTAATTCTTTATTCTATTTATATACTTTTTTAACTCGTATTTTCAATTATTCGTGTCTATCTTGGTCTAATGTTTCGAAAGCAAAGTCGTTTGTAAAGTCAATACTATCATCATCAAAGGTTGGTGATGATGCGAGTTGTGCTTCACGCATACTGCTGTACTGGTTATTCATCTGTTCAATAGTAATACCACTTGTTCTGTCGAATATCATACTGGCAATTTCTGGTCGTATTCTACTGAGTACTCCAACCGAGTCAGTATCAAAATCATCTACGAGTGATGTATGGTCTATAAATGCAGCGGTAGCGAATGATGCTTGACTATGAACAGCAAATGGTGGTGGAGGGAGTATTTCTACTTCTGGAGCGAGTATAGTATCTGTTACTGTACTTACTATCTGAATTTGAGAACCTAAAAACGTTCCAGCAGGATGAACAAAGAGTTTATATGCATCTTTCCATTTATCTTGAGTAAGTTCTGACTTAATCAGTATAGCATGTTTTTGATACAACTTATTATCTGTAATAAACTTTTGACTTCCTGTTCCAATAACATCTCCCACATTAAATATGTTTTTCTTTGTGTATATGATGTCTGGGTCTATACCAAAGAATGTTCTGAAGAACTGTTGTATAGAATACTTTGTACCCTTTGACCTAAACAATACATTAGAGTATTTTGATGCTGCACGTTTGTCTTGGAAACCTTCAAAGAAAGACTGACCCAATAACAACTCATCTTCAATAAAAGAAAGAAGGGATAAATCAGTTTGAGATATATCCCTACTAATAAATAATTCATTAACAAGTTTAGAGGGAGAGGAATCAGTGTCCTCGAAGTGATAATATTGATCAAGTAAAGTAATTAACTTAGGATACTCTTCACGAAAAAACTCTGGAAGAATTTCCTTGACCTGATATTTAGGAAAAGAAAGTTCTCTTCGATTATAATCTACAAGTGTTATGTCAGAGTTTGATGACATTAGGTATTAACCCCTTCGGCAACATCTACTATTTTAGTAAAAGTCTTATCTGCATCTAGAACTATTACATCTTGTCTTAAAGGGGATATAGCACTTTGGTTTGCAGGAACTGCACTTAATTTTATAAAAGAATTACCAGTTAAAAAAGCATCAACCTGAAGACCAACTAATCTAACTGTGTCTCCTGTATATTCTCCAATATTATCAATAATTACTGTACCAGAATTAGTATTAAATATTTCAAGAATATTTGATTTTAATCTGTTTCGTATTATACAAGTTGAATTTTTAAAGGTAAATGCTTCAGAAGTTATCCTATAAAATTCATCGTCTGTTGATGCTATAGGAGCAGCATATCTAAGTGTATGATTTTGTTTTGCGGTAAGAGTGGGAGTAAACCTTCTTTGCATTTTTATTTCTTGTCTTGATGATAATACTGCGGCACTTGTAGCATCTATCAAAGATAATAGGTTTGACCTTCTAAATGATTGACCAAATCTACCAGTATTGGCAGTAAAGTAATTGTCTATGACTGTATTAACATTCCCTTCTATTGTATTTCTTGAAAGGGTTGTGAGGTTATCATTAAACTGGAAAAAAGTTGTAACTTCAATAAAAGTCTTTATGGGGTCTTCGAACTTAACGTCAAAAGAAGCAACAGATAATTGGTCTGCTAAAACTAGGATATCTTCTTTAACTGATGCTTGAGTTGGAGGAAGAACATCATCGTTAAATAGTATTGATATGAAAACAACACCAAAGTCTGGTTCAAGAGCATCTTCTCCACCAAAGGATTGTATATCACTAATGAATGTTGAGAAGTTTTTAAGTACAAGAGAAGAATAGTCACTCGCAGTTACCATTCTGTTCTGTGACGCATATTGGAATGGAGCATTCTTTCGAATACTCTCTATAGTTTCTTTTTCACCTCCACCTACTGCTTTAGAATCAGTGGTTACGTTTAATGTATATCCAGTACCATCAATAAATATTTGTTGCGCTGCAGTAAATGTTTTTGCGGTATTCGCTGCAGTACCTGATGTAGAAATATAATCAATTTCTATTTTTGCTCCAACATTAGGTGCTTTACCAAGTGTTGAACCATTACCAAAAGATAAATCAAAGTTCCCGTTAGGTGCTTCACGTAATATGAAAAGAGTTGAGTTTTCATTTATTGTACGCGCATTTATTAAATTAGAATATGTTACGAATGTAGATGAAGTTGCTGAATCATAAACTCTTACTATCACGGTTGATGTATCTATGTTCTTATCTGGTATAACATATATTGGATTGTCTGTTGCTTTTAAAGCAATAAAATTCTTAGTACGTTGAATACCTTCTATAATCTTTATTTTATCTTCTCCGCCAATGTCAGTAAAATTATAACTTCCGTTTGAGTTTATAGCAGATATATCTTCTCTTGTTTGAAACACATAATTAATATCATCTACTGTAGTATTAAATTTAAAGTTTTCGTTTATTTGTATTGTTGCTGGACCACCACCTCCGCTTATTGTGAGAGACATTTTTATAGTTGCTTGCGGAGCAGTTTTTGAGTCAGCAACATAACCAATACCTTCTGCTAAAGATAACACTGAACTTCTAAGTTGCGCAGTACTTAGGAATGATTCATTCAAAGCAAAGTTTGCGGTAAGACCATTGTAATGTGTGTTGTAGGCAAGTACGTCAAGAATACTTGATAACCCAGACGCATCAAAATCAAAGTCTCCAAACTCTCCAGAGTTTCTGAGGGAATCCTTTAAATTTTGCTTTATACTATTAATATCTAAAGAAGTTGAACTTATTGTAGTTGCCATTTTATCTTAACCTTACGAGATTTGTAGTTAATTGAACCAATTCTGATGTATTCCTTATTCTAAAAATTATTGTAACGTCAACAGAGTTTTTATAGTCGTCTGTTGTTGTTGTGATAATTTTAACAACCTTTGCTCTTGGTTCATTTCTTTGTATTGTAGAAGTTATTTGTTCAGTCAATATGAAGTTTTCTCCATAATCTGCTAATTCAAATAAAGCACTCCTTATATTACCGCCAAAGTTTGGTCTGAAAGGTTTTTCCAATCGGTTAGTCATAATGAGATTTTTAACTGCTTGTTTAACTGCCGCAGCATCATTCTTTTTATATATGTCACCGCTCGTAGGTTTTACTGCAAGTGTCAAGTCTATATCGACATACCTGCGAGTTCGACTAATCTCTACTGAGTTAGTTCCTAAGTTTATATCTTCTTGTGCGAATGCTCTTCTTGTCATACTGTTATTTATATGTTTTTGTTACTATTATTTTAAAAAATATTATTCTATTTTGCTTTACTTGGAGCAACAGGTTTTATTATATTCTTGTCAGTAAATTCAACTAATGCTCCAATTTGTTGAATTGATCCATTAAACATAGTTAATAATGAATTGTCATTAAAAGTTTCGTTTTGTCCTTGACTTTTATATGTCACGTTATAGTTTGTAGGAACGTTTGGCATTAATAATCCAATTTGAGATGTTAAACTTCCATCCGGATTATACTCATCATAATCTAATATTAACTCGTCAAATTCTAAATGTTGAGACCAAAACTTAGCAACATCATAAGTTCTTTCTAAATCTATTGTTCCATTATCACCAATAACTTGATAATAGACTAGATTACCTAGTGCTTTTTGTTTCATAGTTTCATTTGATAGGTCTGGTATATTACGGTCATAAAGACCTTCACTTACAATAAGTCTAATATCATTAAATCTATCTGTGTTTCCGTTTATAAGTGTAATCGCTCTTGCGTGCAAAGTTAGGTTTCTTGCTATCTGAACTCTTGCTTGTTCGTTCGCGATATTATAAAAACTCATTTTATCTCCATAAGCACCAAGAAACTTTGCTAGAGTAACACCCTTAGCAAGTTTAGTTCTAGAACTTATAGGTGATAAAATATTTGGGTCATATATAAAGTCTGGAATCAATTGTGGCATTCTAAAATCTCTTTCCTCTATTATCTAATGAATTACCAATAGGTGTATATCCATATCTACCTTCTTTATTGGTAACTGCTGATGTTATCCTACCTGTCATTGAAGGAGGAGTCATATTAAGGTAATTTTTATTTAATTTGCCTTCAACAATAAGTTTCGCGCCAAGAGTAGTTTTAAGTCGAGAATCATCATTTCTAAATGCTGACCTTATTTCTTGTGTTGTAGGTTGTGTCTTAAATACTTCTTCATAGTGATCAAGACCTTTTATATCGGTTAACATATAGTCATTAGCATCAATCGCTACATGTTTCTCTCCTTTTGCATATGCAAACTTAGCGAGTAATAATTTATTCTTTTGATTATTATTAGTTGCAGTATCTGTCAATTCATAATTGTTCGTAAAGATATTATCAACATC